CTTCTTGGGTATGTTTTTGTCCTTTTAGAGGCATAGATATTGGTTTTTCAAAGTTCTTAGACTTAAAATCCTGATTTCAACATGCGATTATTGTATTCCTCCTTCATTTTAGGGTTTTTCATAACCTCTAAAAAGTAAGAAGTATCTGTTTTTGCTTTGTTATAATCAAGGGATTCTGGCTCCTTCCCGCCACCTGGACTTGTTGTTTCAATAGTACGCTTGCCAGTGATTGCGTTACCATAAGTCTCTTCCAATAGCTGAGAAATAGTTTTCTTTGAGTTTTGAGGTTGTGTAGCAAGAGTTTTGATAATCTCTGGATTAGAGATTGACTTAAAGTCTGGTGCTCGCTCAATAGCTTTATCATAAGCCTTTAAGAAAACATCATCAAACTTCTCCTGCTTTTCCTTTGACTCAAATTTAGAGGCAAACTTTGCATCCATATCCTTCTCAGCTTCTGCCTTAATACTCGACGCAAGTTTTTGCAAAAACTCTTTGTCGATATTATGCTCATCGGCAATCGCAGATATATCATCGGCTATCTCCTTTTTAGAAGCGCCGTCTTCAATAGATAGTTTCAAAGCTTTTAGTTCCTTTTCAGCTGCCTTTCGGGCTTTCTTTTCAGCCACAAAAACATGCTCGTCTACAACCTTAGGCTTCTCTACTTCTATTGTTTCACCTGCCATCTCTCCGACTGTTTTTGGAGTTTCCTCCACAGTTGTCTCTGTTGTAGCTTTGGACTCTGCTACCTGAGCATCTACTTTAGCTTCTTCAGCCATAGTGTTATACGTTTTTACAAAGTCGCACTTTGGAGTTTTTTGCCGCCGCTCAAGCGTATAGATTTTGAAAGTCTCCCGACTTCCCCAATAAAGTAATTATACCATAAAATGATTTCTACAACAATAATGTGGTATGTTCTGTATCCGGCGGAATGGGGATTGCACCAGATACAGGACAAACCGCACTATTCGGATAGTGTGTCTGCAAGTAACTCTTCAAGATACTTTTTATTCTTTCTAGCTCGCTTGATTACTCGTACCATATCGAGCTTTGTTTTCATCTCGGCACATAGCGCAATAAACTCTTGCATTGTAAGTGTCTTATGTTTAGCACATAGTGTATCTACACATCCGACAATGTCCGTGACTAACCCTTTTACTAGCTTCTTGCCACCCTCCTGATCGGAAATAGCACTGATAGCGGATACCGCATCAAGGTCGTCTTTTATTTCTTTTTCTTCTTGCTTAGTTCTCATTTATTATTTTTACAGCTTCCTCTACTGCTAGGTGTATATTAAGTTCAGGAATTTGACTCTTTATCTCCTCAACTTCTTTTGCATCACTTTCCATCTGGTCTTTGATTTCTTTTGCTTTAGCCTCACACATTGTTACCAGAGCTTTAGACTGTTGATACATAAAAGCGGTATGCAAATCTTGTTCAGATAATTCTTTTACGAACGGATGAAAGCCCTCGATGTTTATCATTTTTGCACTTTCTAGTTCTTTTTTGGCCTCAATTTCTTTTAGAGTCTTTTCTAGTACTCGAGTGTTTTCTAAAACCTGATTAAGAGAAAACGTGATGACATGACCTATTTTTTCAATAACACGGTCATTTACATCAGGGATTTTTATATCCGAAACAGAGTCTGCTACTATTTCTAATTTTTTAAAATTGTACTGCATCATTTGTATTAGTTACTTGTTTGTTAATATCTACTGTTGGCACTAATGGGGATGGCTGTGTCTGTGCTATCTGCATCATCTTATCTTTAAAAAGTATGTTATTAGCGTCTTGTACCATATTTCGTGTAATAATTTGGTCAAGTTTCAAAACATAGTCAGCAAGTAGCGTAAACTGTTCCATATCAATATCCTCCTGATGGTCTCGCATATAGTCCACAAACCTTTGTTTGTAGGCAGTGTTAGCCCCTTGATTTGGTTGTAAATTCTCTCCGTCAAGAAGTTTCTCTATATCTCTTTCTGCCTCACTCATTATCTTGGCATCACCAAAGTCTCCAGAGTCCTGTAGTTGTCTGATAGTATCCTCATCAAAGCCAGCGATAGTTGCCTGTAGCTCATACGCCTTTTGTGGATTTTGCATAGGGTTTTGTGATTGATTAGCCAAGAAGGTTAACTTGGTTCGTTTCTCTGCTTCCGATAATGCAGTCTCAGCATTTGAGCTTTCGACCATACAACCAAATTCCTCATCACCTCGGAATATATCTCGTCGGGAGATTTTTATCATCTCCACTCCGTCTGGGCCTAGAATATCCACTGCTGTCTTTTTTACTAGATTATCTCGTACACCCCACTCATATAGCTTCGAGAAGCGTTTATATCCAAATGAGTATGATTTATTAAGAAATCCAAAGCGATCTGCCACATTAGCTTGATTACCCTCGTAGATACCGACCTTGTCCTCGTCAGACACGCCTTTTGAGCCCGCAGTAACACCAGAGGCTTTCTCTTGAATACCATCAAGGAGTTGAAATGTTTTGATAGGAGTATCAATACTTGGCACTTTAATAGTTTGTAGTGCTTGATCTATATTAAAATCTTTCTTTACCTTAATATATCCATCACGGCGGTACTTTAATTCCGCAAGGTTTTCTATAGCACCTACGTTTACTACTTTCTGTGGTTTGTTTATCTGTTCCGCATTATCGAGCATTTGGTTAATAGAAACTGCTTGAGCCATAAATATCTCTCGTACATAGTCGCAGTATGATGGTGTCCAAAATTCAGTAAGGTCTGGGAAAGCTCCCCATGTCCAGAATGGGTAAAGGTTAGAAGTAAATATATCTGTAAGTTTTTCTATTCGTACCGCAGTAGAACCCATTTCAGTAAGCAAAAGATAATATCGTTCTCCTTCGTATGTGGTATACCACTCCCAGAACTTAAACTTATCTGAGCCACTAATCTCTTTCTGTTGGGTAAAGACGTTTGTATCGTAGGTTCGATTCTGCTTATTCACTTGTTCCTGTGATGATTCAGTTGCGTTACTTGCACCGTCAATTAAATTATTAGTCTCTGTCTTTTCATAAATACCATCTTTTACTCCTTGTTTAAGTTGATTCTTTGTCTTTATAACCCCATATCGACCCATATATTCTGCACGCTCAATATCTATACCACCGGCTGATGGATCAATTAAGAAGTCATACACATCAACGTTTTCAAGGTGCGATTGGTAGCCATTCATACTATCCGCATAATACGAATAAATAGCACGACCATAAATAATCGCTTGCTTCTTTCCGACAATATCTTTTATATCCCAGTCGTCTTTCTGCTGATCCGTAACTCGAAGTGCATTAAGAAGTTTTACTCGTGTGAGCTGTGATTCTTTTCGTTTGGTAAACTTAAATACCAGTGGATTATCTATCTTTGAAAGTAGTGTATGTACGAAAGAGGACATCTGTCCGAGGTCTACATTTGCTCTTGATGTTTCTGATAAAACCTTTCGTGAATAGTACAAATCTTCATTTGTCTTCCAATTTTTTATTTTTCCTTGCTTAAATTGTCTTGCAAAAGAAATTTCTTGTAATGCTTGAGCAATTATTTCCTGTCTAGTGTTATATTTTAGTGTTGGCAATGTAATGAACCCCATTCATTATGCTTTTAATTCTTTTTCCTTAATTTCTTTTTCTCCCCAAGAACCATCTTCTTGTCTTTCTTTACAGAAGCAATTTGGATATCTTTTACCATTATTGAGATAATTTTACCAATTTGTCTGTCTGATGGATACTTTCTTGTGTAGAAAACTCCTTCTCTGTCATACTTTTTATATTTTATTGTACAAAAAGTATTATATGCAACGTCATTTTTTCTTTTTTCAGTTTCTAAACGAATATTCATATACTCACAATTATACCATATCTGTCAAAATCTACAAACCTATTTGGCTATAAAGTGCTTTTTCTTCCACAAAGTCTTCAAAAACAGCCGGTGGGTAAGGTTTAAAAGCAATTTGCTCGCTATATTGTAGGCTGTCAATGCAATCGTCGTTCTGTCCACGGGGAAATACTCTCATTTCTTGCTCCAAAGCACTACAATCACCAACAAAGAAGACTGATTTGCTCTCCATGAGCGGAATTAAGCCTCGGATTCTTGTTTCTTTCTTAATTCCACCATGTTTTAGAGGTGTGATAGTTATAAACTTATTTCTTTTTCTCATTTCTTCCTCAAGGAATGGTTTTATTGCCAAAAGGAATACTGTTTCCTCAATACCTAGTATCTCTGGTTTATACTTTTCTGAAAGAAAGAAGATGTGTTCAATAAGCTCTGCTGGATTTATTTTCAGTCGATAAGTAGTGATGTATCTCTTCCCCTCTTGAGAAACACGATTGATCGTGATACCCGTAAAGTCCGCACTTTCTTTTTGTGATACCGCTGTATCTATAGCGATAAAGGTAAGGATATTGAGGTGCCTAAAATCATCTTCCTTTGCATATTGAAACCACTCTTTTTTAAACTCTGCCTGTGCTTCATCTATTGGCTGGTTCATCATTTCGTAGGAAAAGACATACGAGCCTAGCTGACGCTTTTTGTCCTCAATCGAGACTTTACCCGTTTCTTTAGCTTCCTCGTCTCCTAGGGCATATTTAGCCTCCCAAGCGGGCTTTCCGTCTATAAGTACTGGAATGTTTCGTATTCGTATGTTTGTATCAGTCTTGGCTCGGTTAAGAAGCCACGCTACATTACCATATTCAGTAATGAAGTTACCTAAGTAAAGTATAAAGCCATTGGTAGACATACCAGCCATAGCTTCAGTGATGTGGTCTTGTACTTGCTTAGTATATGCCTGACTATCCTTCGTCTTGTTAGTTTCAAAGTCATCGAGTATCAAACAGTCTGGGCGCTGATTCAAATGCAATCGTCCTCGGATAGATTCTTGTGTACTGTGTGCTTCTACTCGGATACCATTCTCTGTAACAAAGTTATTTATTCTATTCTGCTTAATATCAGTAATGCTTCTTTCCTTAGAAAACATTATTCCATAATCCGCTTGTAGTCTCTTGTTGTTTACCAGTTCGTATGCAACATCAAAAAGGATTCGCTCTGCGTTTTCTTTATCAAAGGAGTCTAGGTTTATATATAATCTTTTTTTATACACAATCAACC